TAGCAATCAAGGACGGTTTGAAAGTCTTGTCTCTTTTGCATTTAACGTAGGATTGGGCAATCTTCAGCGAAGCGGACTTCGCATGAAGAATAATCGTGGGGACTTCGAGGGGGCCGCTGAAGAGTTCATGAAATGGACTAAAGGCGGCGGTCGTGTTTTACCGGGACTTCTGAAGAGGCGCAGAGATGAACAGGCTTTGTACCTCTCATGTCCAAGCTAGATAAGATCGCAGAAGCAGCCAACGCTGTATCGAACCCACTCTCCGCCGCTAAGACTACGGTGGAATCTGCTCGCGGCCTGATGAACGAGACCTATGGTCTTGTCGAAGATGCGCGTGCGATTGCTGCAAAAGAGTCTGCCATCAGGCAGAAGAAGCGCGACAACGCAGCGATGAAGCAGGATCTCTCGAAAGAGAGAGCAACAAGAATCGTCAACAATCGCGTAGTCAATGCTGCAATCATCGACTACAACACGAAGACCAGTGCCGCGACTGCCGCAATGAAGGCAGCTCTCATCCGCGAGAAGCAGCGTGAAGAAGAGCATGCGATGTACTGGTCAATGTCTCAAGAGCAGCGCAACGAGTACGACCGCGCACGCAAAGAGCAGACTGAGAAGATCAAGCAAGAGCAGCTGCGGATCACCCGCGAGAAGTGGCGAAAGAAGGAGCGGAACGAAACCCTTCTTGCCGTCGTGCTTGCAATTATTCTTTTTGCCGGCGGAATTTACGGGATACTTGCTTGGTTAGCTTATGCTACTGACAACCCGGCTTTGAAGTCGGCCATCGGTTTTGGTTGATGCTTGAATAAGGAGGCACTTATGAAAGCCAGTGACGTGAAACGAGAAGGCGGCAAGATTGTCTACCGTGGACACAAGTTCCCCGGATTCAACAAGCCGATCAATGCTCCTGCTGGAGCCAAAGAGAAAAAGATGGTTCTTGCCAAGAAAGGCGAGGACGTGAAGCTTGTTCGCTTTGGCCTTCGTGGCATGCAGGACTACACGCAGCATGGCAGTGAGAAGCGCCGCGAGAATTACCTCTCCCGCTCCGCTGGCATCCGCGACAAGTCCGGTAAGCTGACTAAGGACGACAAGTTCTCAGCGAACTACTGGGCCAGAAAAGTCCTCTGGTAATGGAGGTTCAGTATTACCCGCCGGGGCCGGCGTGTGAGTCGTTCCATCTGGACAACTCATTTGTGCGCGGCCTTATGGGGCCAGTAGGCTCTGGCAAGTCCACTGCTTGCTGCTACGAGATCCTTATCCGTGGCGTGCAACAGCAGCCGGGGCCGGACAAGATCCGCCGCTCACGATGGGCGGCACTGCGTAACACGTATCCCGAACTCAAGTCGACCACGATCAAAACGTGGATGGACTGGATGAAGGACATCGCAGTCATGAAGTGGGACACGCCGATCACATCGACGATCGCCATCGACAACATCGGTGACGGCACGGGTGTTGAGATCGAAGTCCTCTTCATCGCTATCGACAGACCTGAAGACGTGAACAAGCTTCGGTCGCTCGAACTCACTGGCGCGTGGATCAACGAAGCCTCTGAGATGGACAAGTCAGTCCTCGACATGTGTACTCAGCGCATTGGCCGGTATCCATCCAAGCGCGTAGGTGGCCCGTCGTGGACTGGCGTGATCATGGATACCAACCCACCGGACGATGATTCTTGGTGGTATAAGCTGGCCGAAGAGGACAGGCCGAAAGGCTACAAGTTCTTTCGCCAGCCCGGAGGCCTCATGCAGGACTTGGACGAAAAGTCTGAGACCTACATGGAGTACATTCCAAACCCGAAAGCGGAGAACATCCAGAACCATAGCCTTGGTTACCAGTACTACCTGAATCAGGTTGCTGGCAAAACCGACGACTGGATCAAGGTCTTCCTTCTTGGGGACTACGGCACGACGATGGACGGCAAGCCCGTCTATCCGGAGTGGAACGACAAGGAACACTATAGCGAGCAGACGCTCACACCGGTCGATGGTATGCCGGTCATCCTGTCGTTTGACTTTGGTCTGACTCCTGCCTGTGTGTTTCTGCAGATGTCGCCGAAGGGGCAGCTTCTCATCCTTGATGAGCTGGTCTCTGAGGACATGGGCATTCGGCAGTTCTACTCAGAAGTAGTCAGGCCGTTCATTCTTCAGAAGTACTCTCGTCATAGGATCGAGGCAGTCGGAGATCCGGCGGGAAACATTCGGGCGCAGACTGACGAGAAGACCTGCATGCAGGAGCTTCTGTCTCTTGGAATGATCTGCGAGCCAGCGCCGACCAACGAGTTTTTGGCCCGTCGCGAAAGCGTGGCCTTTTTTCTTCAGCGCATGTCATCAAGTGGGCCGGGGTTTATCCTTGGCCCTGACTGCAAGATGCTGAGAAAAGGCTTCAACGGCGGCTACCGGTACGAGCGCATCCGCGCATCCGGTACGACGAAGTTCAAGGATCGGCCCGTTAAGGACAAGTTCTCTCACGTTCATGACGCCCTGCAATACGGCTGTCTGCACATGAGAAACGAAATGAACCCCGTTCGACGCAAACCTATCAGAGAAGCAAGCACAGGCGGTTGGGTATAAAACATGGCACTTAAATCGGTCAAGTTACAAAAAGCGCAAGAGGACTCGGTCATCCTTGAAGAGCCGGTCGTATTGTCGCTTTCAGCCTACGTCCGTCGTTGCTATGAGGAAGCAAAGACTGCGAAGTCTGACGTGACGGAGCGTTTGCTCCGCGCTGAGCGTCAGCGTCGTGGCGTGTACGATCCTGACAAGCTCGCAATGATCCGCGATACCGGCGGCTCAGATATCTTTATGATGCTCACGGACATCAAGTGCCGTGCTGCTGAGAGCTGGATCAAGGACGTCATGCTTTCAACCGGAGAGAAGTCGTGGAGCCTCAAGCCCACTGCTGAGCCGGAAGTTCCTGACGTTCTGCGCAACGAGATCATTGAGGCTGTCACCCTTGAGGCCGATCAGGTTCAGAGCGCCGGCATTGGCGTGAACCCTCAGACGATCGACAAGCGCATGGAAGAGATCCATGCCGAAGTGAAGAAGCGCCTGATGGAGCATGCCAAGGACGCTTCGATGAAGATGGAGCGCCGCATCCTCGACAAGATGCAGGACGCCAAGTTCGACAGCACGCTCAGCGAGATCATCTACGACTTCGTGACTTTCCCGGCTGCCTTCATCAAGGGGCCGATGATCCGCACGAAGAAGGTCATGAAGTGGGGTTCCAACTGGCAGCCCAAGGTTGAAGAGACGATCGTCGAGGACTTCGAGCGCGTCTCGCCGTACGACATCTTCCCCTCTCCGAACGCCAGCACTTGCCAAGATGGCTACCTGATTCACCGCCATCAGATGACCCGCGCCGACATCGAGGTCTTGCGCAACACCCCGTCGTTCGACCAGAAGGCCATTGACGAAGTCCTTCGTCTGTATGGCCGCTCAGGGCTTCGCGAGCTGGTGCAGTCTGACACTGAGCGCAATCTGCTCGAAGGCCGCAACAACACGCTGGTCGGCACTGAGCTGATCGAGAGCGTGGAGTTCTGGGGTTCGGTCTCCGGCTACATGCTCAAGGAATGGGGCATGACCGACGTTGAGGACTACCGCGAGTACGAAGTCAACGTGTGGATGGTCGGCAGCTACGTGATCAAGTGCGTCAAGAATCCTGACCCGCTCGATCGCCGCCCGTACTCGAAGGCCTCGTGGGAAACGATCCCCGGCGCTTTTTGGGGCTTGGCCCTGCCTGAGATGATGACCGACATTCAGACCGTGTGTAACGCTGCCGCTCGTGCGTTGGCGAACAACATGGGCATTGCCTCCGGCCCACAGGTCGAGGTGTCTGTCGATCGCCTGCCTGACGGCGAGGATCTGACGAAGATCTACCCGTGGAAGATCTGGCAGACCACGTCGGATCGTACCGGCGGTGGCCAACCTGCTGTTCGCTTCTATCAGCCAAGCATGAACGCAGATGCTTTGCTTGCGGTCTACCAGTACTTCCAGCGCATCGCTGACGAAGTGACTGGCGTCCCGAACTACATCTACGGAAGTGGTCAGGCTTCTGGCGCAGGACGCACTGCGTCTGGCCTTTCGATGCTGATGGAGAATGCCGCGAAGGGTATCAAGCAGGCTATCCTATCGCTCGATGCTGCGACAACTGATGTCATCCATCGCCTGTACGATCACTTGATGATCTACGACGACGACAACTCGATTAAGGGTGACATGCAGATTGTTCCTGCCGGCGTGGTTGGAACGCTGCTCAAGGAGTCTGTGCAGCAGCGCCGCAATGAGTTCCTGCAGCTTACCTCCAACCCGGTAGACATCCAGATAATGGGGCCAAGTGGTCGGGCGATGTTGCTGCGCGAAGCCGCCAAGGCTTTGAACATGGACATCGACAAGATCATCCCTGACCCTGAGAAGGTTATGGAAGCCCAGAAGATGTTGAGCGAGATGGCTGCACAGCAGCAGCCTGAGCCTGCTCAGCCCGAACAACTCCCACCGCAAGGAATGATGCAATGAGCAAAGTAGGAAATTTCGCCGCAGGTCTTCTTGGCGGCTACGTCGGATACAAGCAGCAGAAAGAAGCGCAGGAAGAGCGCAAGGCTGACCGCGAGATGATGCAGGCCATCCTTGGAAAGAAGAAGGATGACGGCGCGTCAACTGCCAAGACCGCTATGGTTGAAGGCGCTGCCGCTGGAGATGCGGTATCCGGATCTGTCGGGAAAGGCGCTGACGTGATTGACAATGTTGGCCCGTTAAACCCGCTCGATCAAGAGTCCAGAGCCAATGGCGGCATGATTGGTGAGCTGCCCAGACAGTACGACCGCTTCGGCTGGCAGCGCCAGTCGTTTAAGAAGGGCACCCCCAGCTTCTAATGGATCAAAGAACTAGAGAGGCGCTGAACCGTCTGGCCGCCGAACCAGACTTTCAGCTTTTCGTTTCGCATCTAACGGGATTGCGCGATGCGCGGCTTGTTGAACTGGAAGACGCTACGGTGGCGCTCCAGTCCCACAAGCTGCAGGGCTACTGCCAAGCATTGCGTGATGTCGTACAGATGTGTGCTAGGAAACCCTAGCGCACCGGAGCCGGAGGAATCCGGATTGTTAGTAACAGCCTGAATACCAGATCGTAGGCAGAGAACACCGATAGGCTCTCTTGCGCGAAGGTTGGCTCATGGAGTGTTAAATGGCTCGCGTTAATAGGAATGCTGAGAAGCAAGCGCAACTTGCAGACGAGATGTACAACAAGATCTACGGGAACACCGGCACGCCGGCTCCTGAAAACAAAGATCCGCCTCCACAGGAAACTGTAGAAGCGCCCGTTGTGGAACCGGCAACTGATCAAGCCGCTCCTGCTGACGAGGCAACTGCCGAAGTCAAAAAGGAAAACGACGAGACTCAGCCGAAGCCCAAGTTCCCCGACGCAGACCCGAACGATAAGAGCTGGGAACAGCGGTACAAAGTTCTTGCGAACAAGTACTCAGCTGAAGTCCCGCGCTATGCGGCTGAGATCCGGTCTCTCAAAGCAGAGATTGCGGAACTCAAGAAGGCTGCAGAAGCAAAGCCGGAACCGGCCAAGCAGGTTGACAATCTCGTCAAGCCTGAAGAGGTCGCGGAGTACGGTGAGAAGTTTGTTGACTTCGTGAAGCGTGCAGCCAAAGAGGTTGTGCCTAACGATGTTAGCGAGCTGCGTTCAACGGTCGAGGAGCTTCGCAAGACAAACTCCCAGCTGGAGCGTAAGCGGTTCTTTGAAGAGCTTGTAGGTCTCTCTCCCACATGGGAGTCGCTGAATACGGACAAGGAGTTTCTTGACTGGCTTGGGGAGCTTGATCCCTACACCGGTCAGCAGCGCCAGTCCCTGTTCGACGATGCTTATGCAAAGTTAGACGCTTGGCGTGTCGCCAACTTCTTCAATGCCTATAACGATAGCCTTGAGAAAAAGGAACCTCCTGCGCAAAAGCCTAACCTCGCGGAGCAGGTCACGCCTAAGACAACTGGCAAGACCGCGCCACCGCAGGGAAAGAAGCTTTACACGAATGCAGAAGTCGCTCGCTTTTACGACGAACTGCGCCGTGGAAAGATTTCACAGGAAGATGCGCGGAGGATTGAGCAAGATATCTTCGCTGCTCAGGCAGAAGGACGCTTTCGATAAGCCCCTGCCCAGCGGAGTCAACTTAAAGGAAGTTCAATATGTCTCTCGCAGTAAGTGGTAACTACTACGGTGCCGGTTCGGGCACCGATGCCTACACTGGCAAGTTCATCCCTGAGATTTGGTCGGGCAAGCTTCAGGTCAAGTTCTATCAGACGACGGTGTTGTCTGACATTACGAACAACGACTGGGAAGGTGAGATCAAGGATCAGGGCGACAAGGTCGAGATCCGCACGGTTCCG